CCCCGCAAATGTCCAGTTTTGCGCACACACGACGCAAAATACCAGGATCTACCGCACGATAGCCGCCGCTGATCTGGCCGCTACGAGGTGCAGGGTGTCTACGTCGACCGCCGATCCTGCCCGCTCGTCGCCCTCTGGGGCAGCCCCTCGGACGCGTCGTGACCAGCTCGTCGACGAGGTCCGCGAGTGGGAGCAGCTGGCGGCAGACTGCACCGATGGGCGGCCTAAGGAGCGGCTCGACATCCTCAAGGGCCTGCAAGCAAAGCGGGCCGAGCTCCACGCGCACGACGCCGCGCAGCGGGTGAAGGGGCTGCCTGTTGAGCAGGCCGCGCGCGAGCGGTCGGCGCTGGCGCTGTCGGCGGGCTCGCACGTCGCCGCGCTGGGGCACGCGCGGCAGGCCGAGTCTGAGCGGATCGCCAGAGAGGAGCGCGAGCGCGCGGCACGCGAGCAGGCGCTCGCGCGCGAGACCCCGGCCTCGGCGCTGGCGCAGCTCGTCGACCGACTGCGGGCGCTACCGGCGGGGCAGCTGCGGCGCGTCGTCGACGGGATCGGGTCTGCCCTGCACCTGGCACCGGGCGTCCCCTGCCCGTGCTGCGGCAGGCCCACGGGCGAGGGCGCGGTGGAGGCGCCGTCAGGTGTCACCGCGGCGGCCCCGGCGCTGCGGCCGGAATACGCGCCCGACCAGACCGCGCAGGAGGCCTCAGGAGCGCGACCAGTAGTCGGGGCGCCGGCAGTGCTGGCGCAGGCGCCGGGCGCGGTCCTGGCGGCGCCTGTCGCGGCAGGGCCCGGACCGCGGCCCGCGCCGCGTCTGCCCCGCCGTGTGGTCGGGGCGCCGAGTGGTGACCAGTGACCGACAGCCCGCTCGAGGTGGTCGACCCCGGCGAGGTCGAGCGGCTACAGCCCGACGATCCGATCTGGCAGGCCTGTCTCGCACTGGACCGGTACGACGCCGCCGCTGCGCGCGATCCGCTGGCCTGCTTTCACCCGACCGCGCCGCAACGCGCTTTTTTCCAGTGTCGGGCCCGTCGTGTCCTATTCCGGACGGGGAATCAAATCGGCGGCAAAACGACGGCGGGATGCGTGATCGCGCTGTGGTACGCCACCAAGACTCATCCGTATCGGCGGGTGCCCCCTGGTCCGTGTCTGATCGCGTTTATCTGCGTGAATCGGTCGCAGAGTTTAGCGATCCAGCGCAAGATGTGGGAGCTTGCCCCGAAGGCAAGTCTGGCACCGGGTCAGGCGTTTCACCCGACTAACGGCCTAAACGCCAACAATCCGGCGCTGCGTTTCGTCGATGGATCAGTCATTTATATCAGGACCGAGGAACAAGGCGCTAAAGGCATGGCGGGGAGCACGCTGCACCTCGTGATCTACGACGAGCCCCCTAAGACGCGAGGGCTCTACAGCGAGCTCGAGCGCCGGCTCACCCGCACCGGCGGGCCGATCCTGCTCACGATGACGCCCATCAACGCGCGGATCGACTGGATTCGGGACATGGCGCAGGCCGGGTCGCTCGTCGACCTGCACTATCGGGCGACCCCGGAAAATTGCACGCTCGAGGACGGGACGGTCCTCACTGTGCCCGACCCCGACACGGGCGGCTGCGTGCCGATGGATGCGGCCTGGCTCGCAGCGGAGAGGGCAAAGGTCAACCCGGTCGAAGAGCCGGTGCGGATCGACGGCGAGTGGGAGTTTCGCGCGCAGGGCGCGATCTTCTCAGGCTGGGATGCGGCGCGTATGCTGGTGCCCGGTCTGCTCGACGCTGAGGTCGGGCCGTCGGCCTGGCAGGACGCGCAAGCGGCCCCCTTGCCTGTCGGGCAGCCCCCGCGGCGCTCGCTCGGCTTCGAGTACCTGCTCGGCGTCGACTACGGGACCGACAGCCTGCGCACGTCGGCGGTGCTGTGCGCTGTCGCGCACGACCCGATGGCAGACCCCAGAGACACGCGCGAGACGCGGGTCTGGGTCGTGGCCGAGTACGTGCCCAGTGGCCCGACGACGGTCGAGATGGACGCCGACGCGATCCTCGCCCTGCTCGGGGCGCGAGGCCTGCGGTGGACCGATCTCAGCGGCGTGTACGGCGACAAGAAGCTGACCGACGCAAGCGGCCGGGAAACCAGGAAAAGTAACGGGTTGTTGGCCTACCAGATCGCGCAGCGGCTGGGCGTCGGGTCGTCGATGCTGCGGCCCCTGGTCCTGTCAGCCAAGCGGCAGCCGGGCGTCGGGCGGCTTGGCAAAGAGGGCGCGCTCTGGCCGTCGGTGCATTGGATCAACGGGCTAATGATGCGCGGGCAGCTCCTGGTCGATTCGCAGTGCGAGCACGTGCAGCGCGCGGTCGAGACCTGGGACGGCACCGAGCGGCACAAGTCAAAGGACGCGCTTGACGGGCTGCGCTATGCTCTGGTCACTCACTGGGCGATGGCGCGGCGCCGCGGCGGTGTCGCAGCGCCGGCTGCCCGTCTGTGGTAGGTGGACTGATGCTCTCGCCGCGCCCTCCGTCGTCCAGCCCCTACGCTCGCCCGCCCGCCGACGTCGAGCACACACAGCTACGGCTGCGGCTGCTCGACGGTCAGGCCGTCGAGGATCAGCGTCTGTATGTGCGCCGTCGTGTCGGCGAGGTCAGAGCGCGCGCCTGGGGGCAGCCCCAGCGCGCGACCTGCCCGCTGGCAGATCTGGCGGCTGCCGTGTCGGTGCTCTACACCCAGGACCCGACGGTATCGCACCCCGCGGCGGTCGAGGGACCCGGCGGCCGTCTCGTCGTCGCAGACGTCGTCGAGCGGCTGCGGCTGTCTGGATGCTGGCAGGTGCTTGCAGAGGCGCAGCGGCTGACCGAGGCCTTGAATGAGGCGGCTGTGTACGTCGACGTCGAGGACGGCGCCGTCGTCTGGCGCGTCGTGACCCCAGATCTGCTCGAGGGCGTGTCTCTACCCGGCCGACCCGGCGAGCCCGGTCTGCTGCGCGAGTGGCGGCCCCGCACTGTCGCCGGGGTCCTGCAGTGGTGCGCCGACGAGTACGACGTGCGCGACGTCGATCGGCCCGCGTTCCGGATTGTCGACGCAGACGGCGCAGACGTGACCGCGCTGACGATCGGCGGAGACTACACGGGCGACGCGTATCCCTGGCGATACAGTCCGACCCCGCGCTACCCTCTTGGCAGGCCCTTCTGCCCCTACAGCTTGCGGCACGCCGATCTCGCACCGCGTCGCCTGTTTTCGGCGTGGGGCCGCGTCGAGACTGTCGACGCCACCCTCGAGGCTGGCGCGATCGACACGATGATCTCGCACGTGTGCTCGCAGGCCTCGTTCCCGACGACTTACGCTGTCGGGTGCAGGCTGGCGGCCGAGCAGATCACGTTGAGCGACGGCCGCGTCGTGGCGCGTGCACCGGTGCTCGACCCAGCCGCGATCCACGAGCTCGAGGCGACGGGCGAGGCTGGGGTCCAGCCCAGGATCGACGTGATCCGTAATGAAACGGATCCGCTCGTGCTGATGGACGTGTCAGAGCGGATCGTCGCACGCTGCGCGACGGCGTGGGGTCTCGGGCCGAGTGACGTCCAGCGGACGAGCGCAGACGCGCGATCTGGGATCGCGCTGGCGGTCTCGTCTGAGGGACGGCGCCGGATGCAGGCCGCGCGAGCCCCTGTCTATCGTCCGCACGACGAGCGACTGATCGGCAAGATGGCCGCGCTGCTCAATAGGGCGGCAGTCGGTGGGATCGTGACCCGTCCTGAGTCGGGCTGGCAGGTCGCCTATGCTCTCAGCCCCCTGTCACCCCAGGAGCGGTCGCAGCGACAGGCCGAGGCGCAGGCGTTGTACCAGCTCGGGGCGATCACGCTGGCAGAGCTGCGGGCGCAGATCCTGGGCGAGACCCCGGCGCAGGCGCAGGCGGCGCTGGCCGCGGTGCGAGACGAGCGCACCGCGGCGGCAGCTCCTGCCCGTGACCTCGTGCGCGAGGCTGCGCAGGACGCGGTCGACGCGCTGGCAGACGGCGAGGACGCGTCCACAGTCGGCGCGCTGCTGGCGGCCGTGCTCGACGATCAGAGCGACGACGTGATCGAGGACGGCGTCTGATGCCGCGCACTGTCCGGCCCCCAGAGGACGTCGCACGGGCGGCCCGTCGAGGCCTGGAGTTGCGCGCGTCGCTGCCCCCATCGCGGCGCGGCGGGACCGAGATCGGCGTCCGGCGAGCGACTCAGCTTGCCAATCGGCAGCCTGTGTCGGCTTCCACGATCGCGAGGATGGTCTCGTATTTTGCCCGCCACGATGTCGATCGCGAGGGCGAGGGCTGGGGCGTCGATAGCAGGGGCTGGCAGGCCTGGCTTTTGTGGGGCGGTGACGCTGGCAGAAGCTGGGCCAACAAGTGGCTAGACAAGATGCACAAAGGAGCCGACCATGAGTGATGACACAACCCAGACGCCGCCCCCCGCGGCAGATCCTGCACCCCAGATCGACCCCGAAGAGGAGGCGCTACTGTCGGCGCGGTCGATCCCGGCTGACAGATTCCGGCAGGTGATCGGGCAGCGAAACGACGTGCGCGCAGCTCTGGCGGCAGCTGAGGCCCGCGCCGCCGAGCTCGACCGCCGAGCGGCTGCACTGGAGGCCGACCTGCAGGCTGAGCGGCGGTCTCGGTCTCGCCTCGAGGTCCGCGCCGACCTGGGGATCGACGACGACGACGACGCCGATCGGGTGCTGACTGCCTGGGAGCGCGCGACCGCCGATCGTGCACCGGCCGATCGACCGCGCGTCCGCGACTGGATCACGAGCGACGGCGTGCTCGACAGCCTGCCGCGGTCGATCCGCACGGCCTACGGGTCGGCGTGGCAGGGGAGCGGTGTGCAGGCGACCGTCCCTGCGGCGCGGGCGGTGAACGGGGCGTCAACGCCGACACAGGCGACGCCGTCGACGAGCCGGGGCACAGCCCCCGCACCCGGCGGGTCGCGCGTCGATCCGGGCGCGACGCTGACTGCAGAGCAAACCGCGCAGCTATGGCGCCGTCTGGCACGCTGACTTGCAGCCCGCCCGCGCTTTGGCTACTGTGCGAGGGACTGCCTCCCCTGGCAGGCCCCCCACGGCTCACCACCGACACCGGGTGTAGGGGCGGACGAGATACCACCCAGGCGCGATCGCGCCGTCTCTCTGCCGGAGTGCCACGATGGCCACGACCTACACCGCACAGGCGGTTGCCGACCACCTTCTTCCGTACAGCACCGTCCTCGCGACGAGCGGCTTTCTGCAGGCGATCCAGGACGAGCTGAGCCTCCTGGCTCACCCCGCGATCGTGGACGTCGCCGGTCTGATGCCCCCCGACTTCTTCGTTGGGGCGCCGACGAACGCGACGTTCCGAATCCCGGTCGATATGGCGACCCCGCTGATGACCTCGACGACTGAGACGCTTGACGTCGTCGCCCCGACCACGATCGACTACTCGACCGCGACGATCTCGACCGGCGCATATGACATCGCCTTTGGCGTGAGCGACGAGCTCCGTCGCCGCGACCCCGTCAACGGCTACCAAGTCGTGCGGATCGCCGGCAAGATCGCGCAGTCTGCGCAGTTGACCGTCACGAATCTGATCGTCGCTCTGGCGAGCTCCGCGTCCAGCTCCGTCGGCACCTCGGGCAGCCCCCTGACCTGGGATATCTGCCTCGAGGCGCGCGACGAAATCGTCGCCGCTGGTCTGTCGGCCGCGTCGGGCCCCTTTGTCGCGATCCTGCACCCTGCGCAGTGGGCGCTCGTGCGGCAGGACCTGGCCGCGGCTAGCGGTGCCCGCGCCGAGCGCCGCGAGTTCGACGCTGCTCAGATGTCGATGCCCGTCGGCTATCAGGGCAGCTACGACGGTATCGACGTCTACACCTGCGATCGCGTGGCGCTCGCCGCTGGCGACTATACCGGCATGGTGTTTGCCGCCGGTGCTATCGGTCGTCTGCTCGTGCCGCCGGCCGCCGCTGCTACCAGCGAGATCCGCGTGCTCGACCTCAGCCCGGTCTGCGCGGTCGAGGAAGTCCGCAACGCGGCCGACAAGAGCATCCAGCTGAACGGTCAGATGACCGTCGGCGTCAGCATCTTGCGCCAAGAGCTGATCCGCGGCGTCGTCTCGACCGGCGCGTGATCACTGATCCCCCGTGCCTGATAGCACCGGGGCCCCCTCTCTCTCGACGGGCCTGATAGCCCCTGGAGCCGACCGTGTCTGTTTTACTGCCCCGACGTCCAGCTGCCCCCCAAGCGGCGCAGCTGGGTCTGCGGCTACCGGCCTCTCCTGCGTTCACGGCGATGGCGCACCCGGCTTCATGGTCGGTCGTCCGCGACAACGCGGGCGTCTGGTCGCTTTTGCCCCGACTCGTGCAGATCGTGCACATGGTCGGCGTAAACGGCGTGCGGGTCAGCCGCGGCGAGGACGGGCGCCCTGTGGCAGACCCCAGCGAAGCGATCCGCGATCGG